TGCTGTTGCAGATGTGCCGACAGAAACGAGGAGCGAACTTGCTGCTGGAATGCCTGAGCGCGACGCTGGCCGGAAGTTAGTTGAACACCCTGGAAACTCACAGTTCTCATTGGCAACACTCCGAAGAAGCGCCTACCGGAAACTCCGTTTCCTCCCGGCTGGGAACCAGCGGAGCGGGCACAGGGGCGGAACTCACCTGCCCTCGATCTACGCGGCGCTCCGATCGGGACACGCGAGAGACGGACGTGGCAGCGCCCAGAGATCCCACAGCCGGGGCGGAAGGTTTGAGGACGTTGACGCCTACCGGAAACTCCGTTTCCTCCCGGCTGGAGACCAGAGGAGCGGGCACAGAAAGCAGAGCACGACAGTACGGACATTCGCCCAGGGCGTGGGGATAAGGGCAGTCAGCGGGACAGTCAACGGAGGAAACCAACAGACAAGCCGCCGGCATAAAGCGACCACAATCAGGACATTGTTCCGGTTCAAGAAAAGTCATGAACGCACCCACCTGCCGAGCCAATGAATCACCACGCCGCCCAAAAGCGGCACGGCGAACAGTTCAACTGTGGCGGCAATCATGCAGCCACCAATTGCAGATGGCCCGTTGGGCGCTTGTACCAGGACGGAATCGGCAGAGCGGTAGTTTTCTCAATTTCCCGAGCTTGACGAACGAATACCGGAGCAAAGCGAGAAGTATCGCAGGCGTTGCGAATGTTGATACCGATCTTGTTTAAGCGAGCCGCGTGAGTTTGAACTTGAGACTTATTAAAGTCGAAAACTTGGCCGTGCATCCATTGAATGGCATACATCGCCGTTGTATTCGCAGCACGGACAGTATCGACAATGCCTTCGTGTATTAACTGTTCGGAAATACTCGCAATATCCATCGCCGTCACCTTCAACCGATCATCTATCGCCAAAAACGCATCGTGTATGCCAATGAACCGCGATTCATCGACTAGGCCCCAAAAACAGAGCCCCTCTCGTTTCAAATACTCGGACTTAAGTTCTTGTTCCATGCGGACCACGCCATATTGCTGGCAGTAATCGCGTACTCTTACAGCGTGTGCATATTCCGGGGAAGTTTCGCCAAACATGCGCTTGAATCGAGGAAGCAAATGTTGCTCAAGCTCGAAGGCTTTATCGTAAGCCTTCCGATACTGGAGGCGACCGCCCTTGCCGTTTCCTTTAGGGGTCCAGGCAACAGTTCTCCCATTAGGGTAAAGGAAGCCAATCGAGTGGCCGATCCGTTGACTTGAAACACCGCGTAAATAGGCAAGAACATTTCCCTCCCCAACCGAAACATTAGTTGTCAGATCGATACGCTCAATAACCGCACCGTCACTAACTAACGCCTCATCAAACTTTCCACGCGCCGAAGTCGATTGACGCTGAAATACACGAGTGCACTTCGTAAAACCCGGCAGACCATATTCGGCGAGCAAGTGGTTATAGACGGCAATGCACTGTTCGATTCGCTCATACCCGAACAGGTTGTCCAAGCGGTTAATCCGGCTGGGGTTGCCCTCGACACGGACCTTCCGGCCCTGAACGTGGATCGTCACCGAGCTAGAGAAGCTGCCCTCATGCTTGAATCGAGGCTGACGAGTGCTCAGCAGTTCGTTCGTATTGGCATCAACGGTAATCGTGAACACGTCGCAAACGACCGGAAGGTCGAATGGATGTTCTTGAGAAACCGTGAGCCAGTCGATAAACATACTTAGTTTCTAAGAAATGAGATTGAGCCGAGAAATTAGTTTCTAAGATTCTCAAAGTCAAGAGTCTAAGAAAAAAAGCCTAGAATCCGCAGGGACCTAACCGGAGACCGAGAGGCAATGCCGACGAAGCACATCGACGAAGAAACATGGAGAAAAGTGGAGCGAGAGGCCGTGAAAGCGACCATCGAGACAAAGAAGTCGATAAAGGAAACAGAAATGCTTAAGTGGTTGATTCTTAAGGGTTTAGAGGAAATAACGCCGGCAGACTACGAGAAGATGGCGAAGACCAAGAAGTAAGAGTCACCCCGGGAAACCGGGGTAAAGTGGGGGTGTAACGGCACCCCCACCGGCTGCGCCGGTCCGAGGCCAAACCAGAGAGGCACCTTCAGCCGGGCTAGGCGGACAAAGCAGCCTCGGCCGCCAAAGACCACCAGAACGCCCAGGAGAGCAGGAAGCAGGACGCCACGAGAGGGAAAAGGCAGGAAGTAATCATTGCGCGAGGCGGGCCGAGAGGCGGCCAGAACGCACGAAGAACGCGAAAGCCCCCGAAGGCGTCGATAGGCGCGCTGGGGGCTTTTTCGTTGACAGAGGATCGGGCCGCTTCGCGGGTGCCGTCGCAACAGATAGGAGGCAATCAGGCCAAAACGTGCCGGCGACTGATCGCCCTACGGGCGAGGCGAGGAACGCGGCACATAGATCGGAACAGATAGCAGCAAGCCCACCACATACCAAAAGACAAGAGCAGGAAGAGAAACAGAAGAAGGCTGGATCAAAGAGCACGTAAACGGGAAAGTAAAAATAAAAGAAACCGTGAAAAGCGCAGGCCCTTTAAGCATCCACAACTTAGACATCTAGAAGATCCCCCTGCGAAGTTTTTTCAAGAAGCAAAGCAGCTGCCGAACGTGCCTGCTCAATAATCAGCTGCAAGCGCCGAATCTCAAGTCGTTGCATCTCGATAACATCACGCAGCTCCTGAGTCTGACGATAAAGCGGGATCGCATCAGACGCCGCAGCTGCAAACGCCTTTGACGCGGTTTTCTGGCCGTAGTGAACACGAAGAAGATCGGCAAAGCCGGGCTCCACCTCGAACTTAATCAGCATTTTGGTACCTTTCCTTTTGACCAGGTTCGAACCTCGAGGAGGGAAATGGTACCAAATCAAGCGGGAACCTCAAGACGTTTTAGTACCATTTTTCAACCAGGTAAACGCTCCTGGAAGACGAAAACAGTACCAAATTGCTTCGCATAATCCGGGGTTGATGTTACGTCGACACCGCGGCCCATATATAGTCCCACGGCGCCGACTCAACATAACCCCGAGCCTCATTATGCGAAGCGACGGCATTACGCCGAAGCAGGACGCTTGCGAATGAAGCCCGACCGGCACGCCGATTCATACCAGTCCGGATCCAGCAGCGCCCACAGCAACAGAATGGGCATGACCACCAACGCCAACAGGAAACGCCCGACCCGGGCCTTGAACGGCACGTCCGGTGGCAACTCAGGCAGATAGCGCCCCTTCAAATGCCATGCGCTAAGCATAGAATACGGCGCCCGCATATCAATCGCGCCGTGATCGGTAAACAGCACGTCATCCCGGAACACCTGGCGAGTGTCATAGGCCCCAAACAGATCCGTACCGCGATAGGTCCAGCGCTCGACCCTGACCTCAGTGGATCGCCCGTAATAGACATTGGCGATGTGCATGCGCGGCAACCGAATACCGACCATCTTGAACCGATCCATCCGGCGGCAAACGACCAGGTGCTCACACAACGAGCGAACGATCTGCGCGTCACAGGCCTCGATGTCCTGGATCAGAAACATGACATCCCATCGAAGCTTACGAGCATGCAGAAACCAGTCGATAAGTTTGCGTCGCTCTTTATCGTTCCACTCACGAGTATTAAGCCAAGTACCACACTCATCCAGAACAATAAGCCCGAATTTCGATTCATCGTAGTCCCTCGGGTCTTCGGCGTCGTACCCCTGCCCCAACTCGTGCATGTCCTGCGGGCGCGGTTTATCCGGCAATCGAATGGCCGTGCTCTTGCAATGCGTAAACATGCCGTCCAGGTACAAATCCAAATTAGTCGCCACCCGCCTACCTTCGGATAATCGCTCGCGGATCTTATCGAGCGCGGCAAGAGACTTGCCCGAACCCAACTTACCAGTAATGAAGTACACGGCCATAAAGGAAACCTCAGAAGATCCCCGGTCCCGAACCGCAAAGCGGCCCGGGACCGGGGAAGTTAGACGCGAGCCTTAACCGACGCGGCATAAACACTGGATACATAGACCCAACAAGCAGCGCGGCAGGCAGCAATGGCCGCAATACAAGATCCGGTGTTTGGCGGAAGGATACTGATTGCCGTCTGCACAATAGGCGGGATTTCCGAGGTCAACCCGGAGAGCAATCCATTAATGGTCGCCGTCAAAGTCACCACCGCGGCAATCCAGAAGGCCAACAATGCCAACCGAATGCCATAACGAACACCAAGCCGGGCAATAAAGAAATTGGCGAAGTAAGTAAAAATACTCAGCCCAAAGTTCATCAAAACTGCCATTAAACCGGCCTCCCCGATTTAAGCGCCTCGCGCCACTGCGAATAACAGTTATGCCACGTATACATCACCAACAGGAAAGCCAAGACCGGACGGACGTAATCGTAAATATATGGGCAATAGTTGGTTGACCAAAACCCAATAATCGGCAGTTCAACCGTCACTTCCGAACACTGGCCACCGAACGAATACCAGGGCGAATAATCAATAGCAGCTGGCACAGTTTCCTCTTTCGAAACGCCCTGCTCTATTTCCGAGTACTTATCAACTATCGGCTTATAAGGATCGCCCAGGGCGGGCGTCTGCTCTTCGTCGTTGGAGTCCTGCGTTTCTTCAGTCGTTTCCGTTGTACCGTCAGGATTGGTTTTAGTCGTAGTGGTAGTAGAACTCCAGTTAAAGAAGTTATCACCGTACGTAATGTTATACTTGGTCTGACTATTGAACGTAGTTGTACCAGTCGGCCCCGTAACGGACTTAGTGGAAGTTGAGCCCACAACAGTGGCAGGACCGGAAAGTGCAGAACTGGCTTTCATCGACTCAAAACAGGAATCCGGATTAGGACCGGACGAACACACATCCTTGAGCAATCCCGCCAACCAATCCGCCGGCTGACCATCGGCGAACTGACCCATAGAATCCCAATCCGAAGAAGCAAGTTCCATAAACCCTTGGTTCGTCTGACAGGAGCCCGACGCAGAGTCCCAAACAGAATCAATCGGACACGTCGTGCCATAACGGGACGCATCCGTATAGTGAATTGAAGCGCCCAACGAATTAGTACCCCAGCACGCAAACTGCGCATCGGAAACAAAACGCGCCTCGGACGAAACATAAGAGGTACGAGTAGTGCGGAAATAATCACACGCCTCAGCGGGCGTAGTGAAACTGTTGGTCACGTTCGGAACTTTCCAAACATAATCAGAAGAAGAAACGGGCTGCGCCGTTGCAGTTGAAACCTTAACAACTTTGCCCCCATCATCAATGACCGCGCCAACACTATCCAGCATCCCCTGAAGCGCCGCCGAAAGAACCATGCCCTGGACGCCACCTTTGAGCAGATTCTTTGCCGCATTAATCGTGGTCGGAATGCTGAAATCGATCCGCGGAATGATCGGCACCGGAACCGACTTGTCCAGCGCTTCACCCTGGATATATTCCGTGCGACCATCGCCCGGGATATACAACTTGTCCCCCTGACGAGCAGGAACTCCGGAACCTGTTGCCACCTCCTTGGACGAAGGCATCTTGACCGGAACTTTCGTGCCCGCCTGGACACCGACCGCAGAAAATAAAAGGGCGACCGAAGTCGCCAGGACTAGGGCCGCCCTTCGCATTACTTGGCCCCTTTCCGAATCCATTTCTTGACCAGCGACAAGCCGACATCCGGAGCCAGCGAAAGCGTCAGGAGGGCGAACGCGGCGGTAATGGCCAGGCCGATATAGCCGGTGATTTCCGTCTGGGCCGCCGTGATACCCGCCGCCACCTCACCCGACGCAAAGGCACCGGAGGACATGAGGGAAAGTGCAACAACCAGACCAGCGAGAACACGCTTCGATTGAACTTGCATGGGAATACCCCTATTGAATTAACGAACGCCCTTGCCCATCAGTCGAATAACTGCGCGCTTGAGCTTTCCAAAGCCGTAACCCGTGAACCAGAAGATCACACAGATACCGGCAACCATCAGGGCGGAATCGATTGTCATAGGGTCGAACCCGCCTGATAACCGGACGAGAAACTAAAAACGAACGCGATACAGGCGATGAGCCAATAAAGGTCGTTGAGAGTTACTGCGTCCATTTAATTACGCCTGAGCCTTGTCGGCGATCTTGAGCGGCGGACCTGCCAGCAAGTAGCGAACTTGCCCGATATATTTCTGATCGCCTTCGACATTGAACGGCACATAGACTTCCTGTCCGACGATATTGCGGTACGCATTATGGACGCCGTTCTTGATGGCATCACCGAACACAGAAAGCTTGATAGTTTCCGTCACCATGAAGCCGTCGCGGTCTTGAGAGGTTTCTTCAATTGCCACAATCGCCCAGCGCTTATCGCCTTCGCCTTTGTCCGCTACGCCAAGAACTTTGCCTTTAATCAGTTTCATATATCACCCGATGAGTTATGCCAGACGGCAGTTAATATCCGAACAATTCACAGAAACACGGAGTCCCGATTTCTTCACGATCCATAAACCAAACTTTCTCTTTCTTGGCACCCTGCTCTTTTCGCTGTTCTACGGCGGCAATCGTCTGTTCGACTTGCTGTTGCAGATGTGCCGACAGAAACGAGGAGCGAACTTGCTGCTGGAATGCCTGAGCGCGACGC